GTTTATGAGCTATAAGTTTCGCAACGTCATCCCGACGCTGACGGAGCGGTTTGTCATCATCATCCTTGCCTACTGTGTGGAGCGGTGGGTGTTCGTTCATATCGACGTGCCCGTGAGTTACATTGCCGCCGGTGTGGTGTGTGCCGAACAGTTATTGAGCATTGCCGAGAACAAGGCCTCGTGCCGGTTGCCAGGCGACAAGCACGCCCGTATATGGAAGCTGTTGGCGAAGGTTTTAATCGACAAGACGGCGAGGCACTTTGATGTTGACTCTTCAATACTGGAAGAAGATCTACAGCGAGTGGAGACGGGAACGACAAAGATAGATGACACGGAGAAACCCGACATCGAACCCCTTGACATGAAGGATATGTAACTTAATTGACAATGGATAATTGACAATGGATAATTACTTGCGCCGCTGCGCTCTGCAAGCGAGCAAGCTCGAAAGACAATTTACAATAGATATGGACTTATACAAGATTGGATCACGCGGAGAAGGTGTGCGACAGATACAGAAGTCGTTGCACCTGTTGGCAGATGGCATCTTCGGAGCTATCACTGAAGAGGCAGTGAAGAACTTTCAGATGAGAAACGGACTGAAGCCCGACGGCATTGTCGGTCCGGCAACACTGGCGAAGCTTATACCGCTACGGTGGAAGAAATCAAAACGTGCTATCCGTGAAATCATCGTGCACTGTTCTGCCACACCAGAAGGCAAGGACTACACCATTGATGACATCCGTAAGTGGCACAAGCTGCGCGGATTTTCCGACATCGGCTACCACTACGTTGTCTATCGTGACGGCAGTGTTCATGTGGGCAGAGACGTTGACCTGATTGGTGCCCACTGCACGGGACACAATGCCCACAGCATTGGAGTCTGCTACATCGGCGGCTGTGACAAGGACGGAAAAACACAAAAGGACACCCGAACGGGTAAACAGATAGATGCGCTCTTTGACCTGTTGGTGCAGCTCAGGAGTATCTACCCCAATGCCCGAATACACGGTCATCGTGACTTCGCCAACAAAGCCTGCCCATCGTTCGACGCGACTAAAGAATATAAAAAGTTGTAACCATGATACTGAAAGGGAAAGACCTCATTGTGAGCTGTGACGGTAACGTGATTGCAGCCGCCAAGACGTGCTCGCTGACAATCGAAGCCGACGAAGTGCCTATCTCGTCACCGGCAACGGGAGCGTGGAAGAAGGTGGTGTGTGGCGAAAAGAGCTGGAGCGTGAGCACCAACCACCTCATGCCGAACCCCACCCCGCAGAGCTGGGACGTGAGAAATAATACGGTGGAGGCGACAGTGCCGTCGCACGTGGAAATCAGTTCATCGGGTGCCCGTGCTACGGCAAGGGTTGCCAACAGGGAACTGGCTATCGGTTCCTATACACGAGGTTTGTATATCTTCGAGTATTATATGGATAGCGGGCAATGGACTACTGACAGGTACGGTCCTTATGACACCTTCGCCAGCGACGAAGACATTACCTCGTTCATTGAAGACCTGAACGGACTGTCAGGCAACGAGCGCGAGACCGTCATCATCGTCAGCCATGATGCTTTCCGAATGACGCAAGCCATGCGCGAAGCTATCGAGAGTAAGCTGGCGGTGAACATCGCCACCATCCCGCTTGTGGCTACTGCCGACGGCAATGCCATCGGTGCCATTGCCATCATCGGACAGCCCGACTTTGCCGATTCCGTAGGTTCTTGTGTGGCAAGCATGGGGCGCAACGGCAGCGCACACATCAAGATGTGCATGGTGCCCACCACAGGACAGCTTATTGTCCTTGCCACTCCCCTGCGTGATGCCGTTGCCCATGTCGGCAAGAAGTTCACGCTCAGTCTTCGCGTCGCCTCCATGCCTGGCGACATACTGACGGGAACAGCCCTCTGCAAGCAGTTCAAGGTATCCAGCAACCTCGGCTACCTGATGCAGGGCAGCTTCTCGTGGACGGGCGACGGACCATTAACATGAAATGAATGATG